AATGGTACCCTGATAGTCATCATATCAACACTATCGTCCCAATCAACATTTGCATTAGTATACTTAGGTAGACTAGGAACAACAACACACTTCCAAGATAACTTTTCTAACTCAACCGGATCATAGCCGTTAGTTAAAAATTGCTTTCTATACTTGTGTAATAGTTTATCGAATAAGTCTGCTTGACCTGATGTGATCTGTTTCTTATCATGTGTCAAGGACTGCATATTAGATATGAACTTGTAGTCGTAATGCGACAGGCTAATGGAAGTAGTCATCATAAAAAAGATGACTTGTTCTTTAGATGTAAATTCAATATTATTCATAACAGTATTATACTTCCTTCTATCCTTCAATCCTAATTGTTTGGTAATAAAAAAGGGGCGACCTCAGCCGCCCCAAACTCCTGACACAGAGTTATCGAACTTTCATACACGTTGACTCGGCTAACACTTTCCAGCTATTCTGACCAGTGACTTTAAATAAGTCAGCAATCTTAAGAGCCATTCTCATTGAAACTTCTCTAAGTTTGTGAGCATTCTCTTCCATGAAGTCAAAGATTTCTTGACCTTCATTGTTCTCAAACTTGTAGCTATTAAACAGACCGCCTGTTGCGTCCCTGTTTACTTGTTTGATTCTTAGCATCTTATCTCTATCAGAATCGATAGTAAGATTTAAGAAATGACAACGTGATTGTAATGCTTCCAAGTGATCCTGTAATCTCTTAGACTTGATGTTCTCAAACTTCAAGTTAGTGATAAAGATACATGAACCTTTGAACTCAAATGAGTTTGGAATGCCTTCTCTATTAAGAAGACTAGAGTCAGAGTTCCAGCAGATACGTCTGCTTTTGCCTGAGTCAAGTGCCGCTTTAAGAATGTTAAGAGCAAGATCGTCCTGAAAGACTGAATCGCAATCATCAAACACTAAGACGTTTTTAGCATCAGAGTACTTGTAAAGAACTGCATATAAACCTAGAGCAGTCATTGCACCTTTAACAACTTCGTAACGAGTACGACTGTTAGTAAGTTGATCGAACAATGAAGCCTTCTCCATTTGTTGCTCAACACCATATGACTTACCTACTCCAGGAGGACCTGAAACGATCATTGCTCTAATGTCCCCTGCGATAGTAGCCTTTGCCATATCGTCAAGTATGTTGAATCTGCATTTGATTCGATCCATTGCATCTTCTTCTGATTCAAGTTCTACTTGAGAAACTTCAGTTGTTTGATCTGCCATGATAGGTCTCTCACTTCCCCATGTGATATCGTTAATGTTATTCACTTTGATTTTAACATTAGCAATTTGTACGTGGGGGAAGTTACCGTCATTTTTGACAGTTACGAAGCCTCCTCGTTTGCCTGTTGCATAACCCTTAACCAATTCAAATGATTGATTAACGATTGGTTGATTTCTGTACTCTCCGTACTTGACTGTGATAGTCTGTGTCATATTTAACTCCGTAATGTGTCAGTTGTCGTTATAATGTAATTATACTACCTTTGGGTAGCAATGTCAAGCCTTTGGGTAAACTTTTTTATAATTATTTTGTTTACTTTTTTACTTAACATACATGTATTATAACGCCTTTTGGGTACAGAGTCAAGCCTTTTTACCCATTATTTACAATTATTTCGCCTAATCTACTTGAATATCTTCCATTCCAGCAGTTCTTAGACGGACAATATGACCCATCTGCCATTGTTTAGCATCTAACCCTTTCATTATGCCCAGATACTTATTTCTAAGCAGGGCTATTTCATTGATTAGGTACTCAAAGTCTATGACTTCATCTTCGCCATCAACATACTTCTCAGCATCACGTGAAGTCAATGCCCTAGCATATTTCTCTAAGTACTTCTGAAAGTGAGTTCTGCGAATCTTACGTAGTTTGATGTTAAGAAGGTTAAGCACCGCTTCAACTTCTTGTAGTTGATTGAAGCGATGCTCAGTTATGCCCGGCAGTGCTGATATATGTTTCTCAACATAACCAGTTACCCTGCAATCCTTTTTGCTAGATATGAGTTCATTTTCGTAGTGTGCAATGAAGTCAGGTATTACTGACAAGTCATGGCTAATCCGAGTGTACCAATTCAAGTATTACTCCTAGTCCCAGTCGTTGTCATCATCATCAGCATCTTCCTCTTCCCAAACTTCATCTTCATCTTCTGAAAAGTAAGATAATGCTTCTTTTATTTTCTTGTCACTGCCAAAGGCTTTTTTGATTTCCTGTGCAGTCATACCTTCATCGATCAAATGATTAACTAATACATCTGCCGCCTCATGTACGTCACCATCTTTGATTGAAGGTTTAATGATTTCCCATATCTTTGCTAGATCGTTTAAATTCATATGCTACTCCTCTACTATCTCTGGTGCATCTTCCTCAGTACTTACTTTGTCCATTGCACTTTTAACTTCAGAGTATTCAGACATAAGTTTATCTAAACATCCATCAGCATTTGCTTCCCAAGGTTTTCTAAATTGAAGAATCTCAGTGCCATCTTGTGTGATGTACTTTAAACGATTACCTTGTTTAGTTAACAAGCCTGATTTCTCAAACAAGTCTACTAGTCCTGAGTATGGATTCATACCTGTCTCGTAAGGAATCTTCACTTGCACACCCTCGAAAGGTTTTGCATAACGAGTCTTCATTACTTTACAGCCTGCACGAATACCTCTTACTTCTGAAATCTTATTGCCTGATGCATCTTCTTTCAGTTTCATTTTCTTCATTGCTACTACAATACTTGATGCATAGATAAAGCCTTGACCGCCTGATATTTTATCATCAGGGTCAAACATATCTTGCGATGCATAAGTGTGATTAGTTGCAACAAGTCCAACGTTGTAACTTCCGAACATGTTAACAGAGTTTCTTACTAAAGATGTAAGTGCTTTGGGCTTACGACCCATGTCACCTTTCATATCACCTTTATTAAACTGATCAACATCTGTCGGTGTTAACATCATACCTAATGAGTCAATTACAAAAAGAACTTTCGGACGTTCACCGTCTTCCATTGCTTTGTAATCTTGCATAAAGGTTGATATAGTTTTTGCTACATCGTCAATCATACTCATACTAAGTTTAAGTAACTTTTCTGGGCTAGTATCAACTTTCAAGGCTTGTAGCCATGCTTCGTCAAGTGCGTTCTCTGTGTCGATTAAGACTACAAAGATACCTTGATCTTGTGCTGATTTAACTATGTTGCCTGCGGCAAAGTATGATTTACCTGCGCCTGATTCACCTGCGAACACAGTTACTTTACCTAGAGGAACACCTTTTTCAAAGTCTCCTGAGATAAGATAATTGAGTGCGTATGAGCCAGTACTGATCCAGTCAGTTGGATCGTGAAATCCTATCGACAAGCCGTCGATGGATTTGGTTATGTCTTTCCTAAATTTGGAAACGTCAAATGGTTTTGCCAAAATAAACTCCTATTGATTTGATTGCTTGTTATTAATTCTACTAGAGTTAGATGTCTTTTGCAAGATTTCTGGGCAGGCTTCTGCCATGTCGTCCAAATCGTAATCAGCAGGGTAATGTCTCAGTGCCGCTCTCGCCCTATCTCTGATAAGACTCGGTACACGTGGAGTTTTGCCTGGATCGCAAAGTTCTTCTAATAATTTCTTCCCTTGTTTAAGGGCTCTAAATCTTTCGTCTGGTAGTGTCATTGTATTCTCCTACAAAATGGGGGAAGTTGCCCTCCCCCAGACTAGCAACTCTTATGAATTGCTTTGTCTTGCACGAATCATTGCTAGAATGTCTTGTGCTTTATCGCTTGATGGTTCAGCAGTTTCTACAGGCGCCGCTACTGGAGTCTCTACAGCGGGTGCTGTTTCAACTACTGGGGTAGCAACTGGGGCAGATGTTTGAGCAACGGGCGCCGGGGCACTTGAAGTTGATTCATCTACTTTTTCTGCATTTGCAGGTGCATCTACGCCGAATGGACGATAGTATGCACCCCATTTGTCAACATCGTATGGACGACCATCTACTGATGCCTCGAACATTTCTTTGATGACACGTAACTCTGACTCACTTGGCTTCTTAGGTAAGAAGTCTGCTAAGTTGAATAGACCATTCGCTTCAATAGCCGCTTGTTCTACATCAGTTAGAGCAGATTCTTTTCTAGACCATGAAGATGTTGAATAATCAGCATACTGACCTTTCGTAGTTTTTCTGATATTAAAATCAAGACCACGCATTAAGTCAGTTGGTAATTCTTCGATCTCTGGATCCATCAATGAACTTTTGATAGTTTGAAAGATTTGAGGTGAAATAACAAATCTACGAATAGGATTCGCGGGAGTGTTGTCTTCCCCAATTGGGTTTTGACGTACAAAGCCTTGAAAGATGTATGAACGTTTCTTCCAGTATTTGTTTGCCATTTCTTTTAAAGTTTCGTCTTTATACCAAGGACGAACCTCTGCAAGAACGGGACAGTTCTCACCGAACATTTCTACGCACGGTACTTGAACTGTTACTTGTCTCACATTTGGATCACCTTTCACGCCATTAAACGGAAGTTTAATAACTTGTCTCTCTATCCAAAAGAACGAATTGCTTGGATCCGCATCGGGTAAGAAACGTAGTGAGCAAGATGCTCCTTCGTCCATTTTCCAATGAGGGAATATCGCTCCGTCAGATGCTGGATACTTAGATCCGGATGATTTATTTTCTTGTGCCGCGAGACGGGCACGGATGTCTGCTAGACTGGCCATAATGATTTCTCCTGTAATATATGCCTAATTATAGTTCTATATGTGTTGTCGCAAGACCGAAGTCTCACTAGTTTAGTTTAAGAGATAAATCTCTAACACATGACTCTATTATACACTAATAAAGTCCTTTGTCAATGTATATTTATGCCTAATTTACCCATTTGTAAAAAAGTTATACAAAGAGTGCGATTCCCATATGCTAGGGACTTGAGTAACAACAATCTCTGTGATCAAATGATAGGTGAGTATTAACACTCTTTTTCGATTCCCAAAACATAAATACTAGTGCGAACTAAACTTACGATAAGGAAACGATAATATGCATTTGAAACATATGAGAATCGCACTAATTTTATTTAGTGTGGTATTTGCCAGCCAAAATATTTCTGCTCAGGCTACTGGCACCTGTACAGCAGGCACTCAGTATTGTGAAGCAAGTACTAGTAATGATACTACTAATACAACCACGACCAATACTTCTACTAACACCTCTACTAACACCAATAACAACACCAGCACGGCTACTAATACTAATAACAACACTAGTACTGCTACCAATACCAATACCAATAATAATACTAATAATAATACCAATAATAACACTAATACCAACGCCAACACTAACACTAATACCAACAGTAATACCAACAACAACACCAACAACAACACCAACAATAATACCAACACTAACGCCAATACTAACACCAACACTAGCACCAATAATAATACTAATAACAACACTAGTAGCAATACTAATAACAACACTAGTACCAACAGCAACACCAACAGCAACAATAATAATACTACGTATAGTGGGTCCAATAATAATACCAATAATAATACCAGTAACAACACTAATACCAATAGTAATACCAACAATAACACCAATAACAACACCAGTACCAATACCAATAATAACACTAATAACACAACCAGTAATAACACCAACAATAATACTAACGATAGTACCGTAAATAGTACTTCCAATAACACTAACACCAATAACAATAACAACACTTCGGATATTAATCAGAATGTTAATAGTAATAGTAATTCTACCTCGAATAATACTAATAACAACAATA